GGCAACGTCAAAGAACCCGAAGTTGGTCGAAGGAAGTTTGTCACACTTCAACCGTGCAAGGGTGGTCCCTGCTGGGTTCTTGACATCGCAGACGTAGCGGTAGTTCGGTTGAGCAATCAGCGAACCGCTGACTTTGAAGAGCATCTTGTTGTAAACGGGGGTTGCTGCTTGGGGCGACCCGGAAAGGACGGTTGTTGCCATTTTATAGTTTGGTTGCTACGCTTATAGATTTGCCAAGGGTTTCAGCGATTGTGTTCACCAAAACGTCTATCATTTCGGGGGATAGGGCGTTGCTCATGAACTTGGTTCCCTCGACACCTCGCTCACGGATAGCAAAGGCCATTGTCCTTCCAAGGACTAAACCCTGCTCCTGCTTGGTCCGCATTCGCTCAAGTTTGCGTGAATAGGTCGGAACGACAGGAATGCCCTTATTTGCAATCCAGTCCGCTATGGCTTGGGGTGGTGGAATCTTCTTGTCGTACCGGAACTTTGAATCCCTTGCGGATATGTAACTCGATGACCTTCCGTGAACCCCTTGGTCAACGTACTTCCAATAGGGGTTGGCCATGATGGCCACGACGATTTGCTTGGCGGAGAGTTCAATGTCCTCGGGGGCGATGGATGCGGATAGCGTTCCCCCTGCATTTGCGTTGGCTGCTTCGAGGTTTTTCTTCGCAAGTTCGATGACCCGTTCAATCCATTTGACCAGCACGTCGTGGGTTGGGGACTTTCCTCCACCCTTGGGGCCAACGATTGAACCAATGCCCTCCAAGGCGGTTTGGTCGATGCCCTTCATCGAACCGCTGCCGAACTTACCTACTGGTTGCCCATTGGCGAGAATGGTTGTTTCCATGTGGGTAAATGTACCCTGCCGAGGATAGTGTCTATCTGCGCCTCGCTCTTTCCGCTTCCATCCTCTCCGCCTCCAAAATGTCGTGAATCAACAGGGCGTAGTTCAAGAACTCCACCGCCTTCATCGCAAAGATGGCATCGAACTTGAGAACGTCCTTGTTTGCCATCCTCCAGACGACCATGAGCCACCCGTACCCTGCGAGAGGGCTTACGTCAACTCCCCTGCCTTCGTCATCAGGTGCTTGGAATAGTCGCTCAAAACTTTCAAGTAGGGTTCGGAACTTAACAAAAAAAAACTGACAACGCCCCAAACATCGCCCACCTTGGCGTGTTTCTTCATCAGTTCGGCTCGCTCCGCATGGGCAGCCCCGTCGTACTTTTTCGGGAATAATCCGAATAGACCGCCTTCCCTGCACAAGGTCGACATGATTCGGTGTAGATTTTGGAGCAGTTGCTTTTCGTCCGTGGTGTTTGCGTCCATTAACTCAATCAACTGCCCAGCCGTCAACTCGTCCGTGAACACGGTAGGTATCCACCACTTGCCCCCTGCTTTGAACTTTCGCTTGTACCCAAGGGCAGGCAATGCGTTCCACTCGCTGATAATAGCCTTGTAACGCTTTAGGACGCTCTTGGCTGACATCTCTCGGACAAGTGATATATCCACCCCCTCAACGATTGCGACGACTCCTGCTCGCTTGTCGTAGTCCCCAAGGACGCTGGAGAACTCAATGGCTCCGATGCGCTGGAACTGGTCAATCGTCAGGTCTTGGAGTTTCATAACTTGACAATCCAAGAGGTATCGGTAAAGTACTGCAAGGGTTCACCGAGGCAGTCCATGACCGCCTTTAACACTTCGGGCATGTAGGAGTCGTGGCCTGCGATGTAACCGCCCGGCTTGACCTTGGGCTTCCAAGCGTTGATGTCTGCAAGGACTGAATCGTAGGAATGGTCAGCGTCAATGTAAACAAAGTCAAGGGAGCCATCGGCATACTGATTGGACGCTTCGATGCTGGTCATCTTGACCTTGGTGATATTGGGGTAATCCGCAAGCATTGAGTCAAACATTTGCTCGGCTTGTGCTACTGCACCCCAAGACCAAGGGTCAATGCAGTTCAACTCTCCGCAGTGAAGTGCAATTACACGACTGCTGACCCCTGAAAAGCATCCAACCTCTACGCACTTGTCCGTTGGCTTGAGGTACTTTTGGCAAAGGTCAATGAGGCCGTCCACCTTATTTTCATTCTCAAGGGCGGTCCAATAAACCCTCGGTGTATTGCGTAATTCCTGCAAGCGTTCGGCTTTGTCTTGTTTCATCGTAAATAGTTGTAAAATGAAAGGTATTGTTGAATTATTTTAACGATTTCGGTCTTGGCTCGCATCTCTTGTGCAAAGTAGCCATCCGCATCGTATCGGTTGAAAATCCATTGAGAGTCGCCGATGACTTTGCGGTCAGCCATAAAAGACCCAGAGTCAATGTGACCGAGATGCCACTCACCTGCATTTAGACGATGTAGACCATCTTTATGGCACTGCTTCCAACATACCAAGTCTTCGGTGCAGTCCTTGACCGCTTCCCAAAAATCAGGATGCAGGATGGTATCATCATCAATTTGCAAGACATAGCCACCTTGAATCAGTTTGTTTGCGAAGTTCCTTTGGGCGTGTCCAGCAGAACCTCCTTCAACGTGGTAGGAGTGTGCCTCTGCATTTGCAGGAATTTCAACGGATGGAACCTCGTCTGCATCAAACACCACAATCCACCTGTAATGATTCTTGGGAATGTTTATTGAATCCGCAATGGCCCCAAGGCTTTCGGGTCTTGAGCAGGGTGTAACGATGTTGATGAAAGACATTAGAAGGTTATGACAAAGCGTTCGGGTGAAGGCCATCCGGGGTTGGAGTCGTGGACCTTCGTGTCAGGCTTCTTGCCAATCCAATGCTCTGCCTGCCAACGGTGGTCCCGTACAGGCTCACCCAGTTCCTTGATGTGGCTTGACTTGGCCCACCAATAGGTTCCACCAAAGTAGGGGTAGCCTTCAGGGTTGTTGGCATCGGCCATGTGAGGGAACTGCTCTTTGGTAATCCAATGGCAGCCGACTGCATCCACGCCTTCGAGCAGTTGCAGGGACCGCTCCCATGCGACGACGTTAAAGAAGGTCATGCTGCGATTCCACAACTGGTTTATCAAAGAAGGGTCGCTTGCCCCCTTCGTGTGAGCGTACAGGTACACGGCTTCCTCTTCTTGGCTTGCCCGGTACATCTCAGTCAGGGTCGCCTGCTCCCAAGCGTTGGTTCGGGTTACCACGACCTTGACCTTATCGGCAACCATCGAGCCTTCCAGCACCTCCTTGACCGCTTTGCGTTGTTCTGGTGGACCAACGATGCCGACCCTGATTTCATCCAAGACATTGATGAGGCCATAGTTGCACACGGCCATCATGTGTTGATTCAAAATTAACTGCCAATTCCCCCCGCAGTAGATGTGGTAATAGTGAACGACTTTCATAAGGTCCAAAGGAGGGTTAGAAGGGTGAGGATGAAGAAAACGGCTGCAACCGTCTTCCCGATTTCGATGAGCAGGTCAAGGATGCGTTCGGTGTTCATATTGCGATACCAAGTAACCCACAAAGGAAAAGAGCCACCTTGTAGCCAATAATGCAGGCAATAGCCGTAATGACAGTCGCACTGGTTAGCACAAGTGTAAGCATAAAGAGGAACTCCACGATTCGAGGGATATCTCCTAAATTTACGAGGATTACGTCTTTGATGTGTTTTAGGTTCATGGTTTAGAGGTTTAGTACCGCAAAGTTACACCACAACGTACTTCCCCGAGTTACTGACCCTTAACTTGTTGAGTGCCACATACCGCATCGCATCGCAAGCGTGGTTGAACGAATCAATCGGGATCCCCGTGTTCTTGCCCTCCTTGTCGGTCGCCCAAGTGTAGGAGCGCAGTTCCTTGATGAGGTTGGTGCTATCCTTGGTAACCTGCAATTTAAAGCGTTTCAGGATGTCGATGCCGTTCCTGACCGAATCGGGGCCTTTCTCCGCTGGCTTGATGTTAAAGCCAAGTCGGTAGATTTCCTCGATGCTCTTGGGTTCTGCTGAATCGGCCACGATTTCCCAAGCCCTTGTGATGCCCCGCGACCGCAGTTTGTCTGCGATGTCTTGGTTCG